GGAATATCATTTTCTAAGTCAATAACAACCTCAGCTTTTTCATTACAAGAACGACACTGTGTTACAAACTTCATTTCGTTTCCTAATGAAAGTTTTCTAATTGCCATAAGACACGCATCTCTGTCTGCAGTAAACATATTCTTTACTAAAGCAGGTGTAATTTTTTCGATATCACCGATACGAACAATCTTTCTTGAAAGAAGTGTTGTAATAACTACCGCTGGATTTGTTGCCACCTTCTTATCTGTTATTGCTTCTTCATCAGCACCTATCATTTCGGACACTTCACATATCGTATGAAGATTACCATCCCTATCCGTAACACCAATCGGTAGTTCAAAAATATCTGTGTTTAAGTTTCTTGCCATTTTATTTTACCTCCTAACAAATTTGGTATAATTTTTGAATTTGATTATAGATATATCCACCAAAGAAACAATCAATGGTGGATAATCTTGTCATTTAAGTGTAACTACTTTTGTTTATACTAACTCAAAAGCGTCAATCGACAGCGTGAGATACTCAAGCATATTGTCGTTTGATTCAGCATCGAGTTCGTCAAACTTGTAGTTTATTGGGAATGCACCGTACACATTCCATCTTTTAACTTCAGAGCCATCAGCTTCACAAAGAATAATCGAAAGATTTCTCTTTGGGTTGCTGTACACAGTAGCATCATCAATAAACGATGCTTGCTTAAACCAATTTATAAAATCATTATCTTCCGACATACCACGCTCAAGTGTTATATCGGCAAAATCAGTAGTACCTGGTCCTTTGTGGAATTGATTTGTATCTCCACCATCACGATATTTCCGAACCTCAGTTGTTGCTTCCAGTCCACTGCACTTGTGGAAACCTGCTTTAACAAAGCCTTCGATTTCAACAAGGAATTTGAACTTTGAATACGGAAGCAAGCGGGTCGGATCGCTTTTGAACGTCAAACCTGATGTAGTTTGTCTAATAGCCATATCCTATTCCCTCCTATTCCGTAATACTTACGCCCTCGGACATCTGACCGATTTCGAAGATGACAAACTCACCAACGGATTCAATCGCCAATCCGATTTTGCATACTATTTGACCTGCTTTGCGAATCGACTCAGGGTTCGTAGTTTCATCGCAAATAACAACATATCTGTCAGAAGCAGAATCACCAAATAAACCTGGAACATTGTTCAAGAACGATTCGACTGTTCTCTTAATTGACTTCCAAGTAGAAGTGTTAGACGGTTTGAATACTGCCCAACGAGTTCCAAGAGCAACAGACTTCTCAACATAAATGAATATCCTTCGTGCATTGATATAACGCCACTGGGAATCAGCAGAAAGTGTTCTTGCTCCCCAAATAACAATACCTGCACCTGAAAGACTTCTAATACAGTTGACATTCACTTTGTTAAGGTCACCATTAGTAATATCATCAATATTGAATTCAAGCTTGTTAACTCCAAACAGAACAGCACCTTCACCTGCAGGAACCTGACCTAAATCATTAACTCTGTCGTTCCTACCATAGTAACCTGCAATGTGCCCAACGAGTGGAACAAGCTTCTGTGGATTTGAACCAATACCAATCGGGTCACTCACATAACCCCATCCATAATACAAAGCTCCATAACTGGTATTGAAGTTTCCAGTTTCAAGCCTGTATTGTAACGCCATAGTTGAATCATAGCTTTCGGGAACAGAGCCGATTCCAAAAGCATCCATGCGTCCTTCACAGTATTGATATATTGCCCTTGTAACATCCTCACTGCAAGATTCAGGACAGAACAAGTTGAAAGATTCTTGTACAAGGTCAAGTGCATAGATACCTGTTTTGGCTCCTTTGTTACCAATAATATCTGTATCACCCACACCAGTAAGTCCGTCGTTACCACCAGTGAGTTTTGTAGAAGCAGTCAAACCTGGTACATTTTTAGGGAAAGCTGACTCACTACCAATTTCGTCAACAGTAATAAATGCAGAGCCAGAATTCTCATCGTTAATAATTGTTTCAACATATCTATCGTGTGTATTTTCTATTGATAGATTAGCAAAAGTTTCAACAAGAGTGTCTTTGTTGTATACGAGCAAATCAAACTCGAAAGAGTGAAGTGTCGTACCGATGGCGAGCTCATCATTCTCACCTAAGGCTGGAGTAAATGTTATCTCTCTTGCAATAGGGTCAACCGTCGCAACAGTGATAAGAATGTCGTCAAGGAGAAGTTTTGCACCCACCTTGATGTTGTTCACGCTCTTGAGTTTTGCAGTGGAACCTTTCGATGCGATGATAGCTGTAGTTGCTGTGTTGACAAGATAACCATCTCTTATACCAACACTCAGATCGTCACCCCAAGCACCAGAAGTCTTTGCTGTAATTTTCAAAGTACTTGCTGGAACAGAGAATCTATCTTTCAATGTAACTTTACTTGATTTTGAAACATCAGAAGTAGGGTCTGTAATGTCAGTATAATGAACTGTTCTAACAACATAAACTGAACCGTTCGGATTGTTCTTAAAGAAGCCGTCAAGTGCGTACCAACCATATGCATCAGCAATAGGTCCACCAAAAATATCTTGGTATGTTGCTGCGGTCACCTTAGTCGCTACACCAATAGGTCCTTTTTGGAAATATCCAACAATAGCACCAATCGACATATCGATTCCAGTGACAGGTCTTACTCCACCACCAAACTCAACTTCCTTAAAGTATACACCTGGATAAAATGTTTGCATTTATTTTCACCTCCAATCTCTTAATTATAGTTCTACCCCTCTTGCAAGTATGCGAATCTTTTTAGCCTTAACATGATTTTCAAGCTGAGCAGTTGCCAACTCATCACGACTAAGGCGTCTTTCATCGATATAGAACACACTTGTAAGCGGAGCAATTCTTTGAGAGCCTTTTCCATCAGTGAAATTGATTTCCACTGGCTTGGACACTAAATTTCGACACTTAATAAATGTCGTGTTTTCGAGAATATCCATTAAGAATCCTCCTTTCGGATTTTATTAAATTACTTTTCTATTTCTTGAACCCCTACATCATTCCTTATTACATATTCACCAAGTTTTTCAATAACGAGAGGGTCGTGCAGTATACCAACGGAAACAGTTGCAATCCATCGGTAATATACATTCTTGGCGTCGGTATAATCATCAAGTGTTCTTCTTTCAATGAACAACAATGGGAACTTAATTTTTACTTCATGGTCTTTACCAATCTCAACTTCATCAATATAACACTGTACTTCAAGCATATCGCCACGTGGGTTTATCTTACTGTCAAATAACAGTTGAAGCATATCCATATCGTAACGCTCTTTTGCAAGAAGTTCTATTTGATATATAATGTTATATGGGTTTGGCGAAGCATATATATCAACAACATCAACGCCTTCATCATTAGTCCTACCAATAACCTGTTTATCGTTTGTGTGTCGAGAAACATCAAACACCCTATCTATTCTTTGAAAAGTTATAGCTGGATAAGGTTGTTCATCACGCAACTCAGCATGAGCGTCCTTAGACATAACAGGAACAGTGGTGGTATCATCACCGATTGTCAAGCCAGTGAGCCTTAGCTCAATAGCTTTGTCTACATATATGAGCATAAGACTACACCTCACTTCATACGAGCATATTCACGAAAATGTCGAAGCCATATGTTTCTACACTGTGACCTCACCTTCAACCAAGCAGGTCGATAATGCGGTCTTGCTGGAATACGACCATCCCTTGTACCATACTCATGGATTGCTCCAAGATAAGACATCGGTAAGCCAGATGGTTCGTGAGTAGCGTTTGGGTCAGCTCCGACAAATACTGATTTAAGTTCTCCTCTTTCTTCTACATCCAATATTTTCATGCCTTCGATATAAGAACCAGTAGCAATCAATATCAGAGAGCCATAACCTCGAGAAGCCTTTCTACTTCTGTAAGCTTCAGACAACGGTGCAAAATGAAACTCTTGATTCCTTATACCATTTGTCAAAGCTTCATAATATAGTTCGGCACACTCTAACATCGGCTCTATTCCAAACTTATCAAATGTGGTAGCTTTCTCGTTTAAGTATCTACCTACCTTTTCCCAATCACCAAACAGACCTTTCTTTAATGGCATACTGCTTCTATTAGGCATATAAATCACAACCAAGATTGCATATGATTGAAAAGCCATTAAGCGTTCCAGTCATACCAACACTCTTAACAATGAAAGTTTCGCCATTTATATCTACAAGTATTCCACGCTTCAAATCTGTTATAAGAGAGTGGAAAGTATCTTCTTCATTTGCAAAGCCAACATTCAAAAGTTGGTATGTTGCTAACATAACAATCACACCACACTCTTCATCTAACCCTGCACTTTTTAATTTATCATCAGATGGACTATAAGTCAATATAGCATTGATATCATAAGTTTTTTCGATAACAGGAGTTTCATCTTTTGTCTGTTTATAGTACTCAGAATACAAACTCCTGTTATCGGTAATAGTTGACTCATCTTCTGTATTAGGTTTTTCAACCTTTTTTAGTGTTACGACAGTCCCAACCTCAAGAATATCTTCAATAGCGTCAACACTTATCTCTAAAGCTTCATCACTTATAAACAAATGTCATCGCCTCCTATAACCACCGAAATATGTTCGGTTAGGAGCTGTATATCTTAAAAAACCTTTTCCGCTTTGACCATTAGCCTCGTAATCCTGTTTACGCTTAACCTCTTCCATTGCTTCGGAACGCATAGCCTCCAAATCCTTCTTTTCACTTTCAAGTAAATCAAAGAAATGTTGGTATACATCAGACTTCGCTATTCCTATGCCAGTAAGATTTATGTTTCTCAGGAAAGACTTGTTTTGAAGTATCCAAGTGTACATTGCTATAAAAGCTCTTTTTAATATGTACACATCGGAGTCAAAGCGAATAGGCACTCCAGATTGAACAAGACTATTTGCAAATGAAGAATAATCTCTTTCACCAATATCATAGAAGTTCCTCAAAGCACCAGACTTATCAGAATTCTCTTTCATGATAGTCAACACAGTACCACTCGGCATATCTTTTTGTAACGAATTAACAGTGATTTGCCGTCTAACCATATCAACTATTTCTATCGTATATAGAATATTGTCTACAACAAACTTATCGTTGATGTAAACACCATCAGTAGTGGTTACATACAAAATGTTATCACCAATTTCTGCATCAGCAACAGTCTTGACAACAACATTCTTTTCCTTAATTAAAAATGCTGCGAGTACATCAGGGTGTATAAAAGATTCATAAGTGAGGTAATCCATAAGGTATCACCTCCTTTTTATTCGGAATACTCAGCCAGAATTTCCTCAATAGTATTTAGTGCTTTTGTACCAGTAGCAACTTTTGCGTATTCAGACAAAACATAGTACA